TATATGATCGTGTATTTTTTTATTTTCTACACTAAATATAAAACCATCTTCTGAAGACAAAACGTTTTTTACATTATCAGAAAAAAACGTTTTTCTATCTTTTTCACTGCGCTCTGCTAAAATTTCAAATATCATAATATCGCCTTAAATAACTATTTATCCACCACCACCATCAGCGCATGCACACGCACATGCGCAAGCACATGCACAATTATAACTGATTTCAGTTTGATTACAATTATATGTACAAGCACAATTACAATTCGGTTGTAACCAAGCTTGTGTATCACAATTCGTACAATTCACCGCGCTAGTAATAGCACAATTCGTGCATTGAATATTTCCGCAATTACAGTTTGCAGTACAATTGCCATTAGCACAATTACCTTCTGAATTTTTTTGGAAATATGCAAATCCATAAACGTCATCAATTTCGTTTGTTGGAAGTCTATTTTCAGGTTTTACAATTGATTTAACCCACGATAGGGAAGGTGAAAATGAGGTTGGTTGCCCAGCCTCATTTGCGATATCTCTAAGAGTAATTAACCCGGTTGTTTGTAAAGTCATAATTTAGCTTCAATAGCTTTTACTCTATCTGTCAATTCATTAATAGCTTGTAGAAGAAGACCTCCCATATTTCCGTATGAAACTGAGAGCATTCCATTTTCGCCAACGCGAATTAATTCAGGAATTTTATTTTGCACTTCTTGTGCTACAACACCAACACTACGTTCATTAGTATCTATAGATGTGTAATAGATGCCTCTTAACTGATTAACAATGTCTAAAGCACCTTTGATTGTTTCAATATCTTTCTTAAGACGTATATCAGAATAACCACCAACGTTACCAACCATAACCAAATTACCGCCTGGTTGAATCTCTCCACTTTTTACACCATTATTTGTAAAAAATGTATAACCGTCTCCGCCCCAATATATTCCAGTATCTTGTGCCCCATCAGATGAAAATCCAATACTTGGCGCAGTAGCAGAACCATTACCAAGATATACTCTACTTCCAACTGTTAAATTGGCAATTGTAATGTTGGTTGAGCTATTAATCTTATTACCATTAATAGATGTAATCCAACTTGGATTATCATAACCCGCTTCTTCGCTTACTGGTGTATAACCTAATGCTGCAGTAACATCTGTATCTTCTAAATCAAAACCTTCATAAATTCTACCATCACCATCTACTGTAACTTTTGTATAAGTTCCAGGTTCTACTCCGGTAGGATTAAGTTGTAATTGTCCCGTTGCGTTTGAAGATCCATCAAATACTACATCCCATGTTGCATCTCCAGTGATAGAAATAATACGACCATTACGAAGTTTTGTGGCTGTATTTGCATTACCATTTAAGTTTCCAGTAACGTCAGCAATTAAATCACCTGCTAATGTTAAATCTCCGTTTAAATCTAAGATTAATTCAGCTGAATCGCCTTCATCAATGTTGATTTGAAATATGTTACCATAAGTCGTAACAATACCATCAACGACTGCATTACTGCGTACTTCGTTAATGGCTGCAACTAAATTTGTTGAAGTTGTTTGAAGAGAATCTGCATCACCAATGGTAGAACCAAGTTGATTAGTCTTAACTCTCCATTGTTCGAATGTATCTTCTAAACTTACGTTTATGACAGACATTTACTTCTCTCTTATTTTTGAACATGTGCTAATATCTGACTTAGCATCTGCTTAATGTCTTGAACTTCGCCTTTAAGCTCTTGAATGTCCTTAGTGTTTTGTTCAGTTTCTTCTCTAGATTTAAGTAATGCCTTACGATGTTTTAAGTATGCATTCCTGGCGCTATCATCTGTATTTACAATAGCGCCAGTGTTTAAGTCTCTATAAAGACCAACTTCGTTTTCAACTTTAACGGTTTTATGCACAAGCAATCACTCGCAATTCTTTTACGCGTGGAGGTTGAGCACTGTTACCAGATTTGAATACTAGTTTAACAACTACACCATCAAATTCCGGAAGATCAGTTAGATCATATTGAACATCTACGAATTCATCTGGATTAGAAGTTCTCTTAACATTTTTTGTAGGTGTTGTAGCACGAACAAATGAATGCTGAGAGATATCACCGTTTGTACCAGTTGGAATTAGTTTATACCAAACTTCAACGTCAGAATCAGTAACTGCTGGAATGTTAGCAGCAAACATAACTTTCAAGAATGTTGAAGGTTGTTCTAAATTAATTAAACGAGTTAAGTACTTAGAAGTTGCAGTACCACCAATTGGTACACTTTCATCAATGAAATTATCTTTCAGTGTGATAGTAGTATTAGATGGAGATTCAGTTTCAAATGCATCATAGCTTGTTGTAATAGATGAACCATCAGCAGCAACTGCAGTAACTAGTATCGGTGTAGTTGTGTTATTGTCAGCTGTATCGCTAACTGAAATATACTTACCAACAGTAATTGAACGAACAGCAGCTCTTGCAGTACTTGGAACATAAATTGTTCCTGGATTATTTTCATCAAACGTGAAACCTGAAATAGCATCTGCAATAATAATATCATCTAAACTATCAACGTTTTTAGTAACATATGTAAAGTTATCAACTCTATTTTTAATTGTTGCAACTGATAAACGTGATGTATCAATAATTGGAGATAACGCAGAATTATCAGTATTCAATCTTGCAACAACCTTTAATGATTTTGAACCGTCTAAAGGAGTAGCAACTTCTTCATTGATTGCAGAAGCAACTTGTTGTGATGAAGTAAAGTATACTGTTTCATTAGGAATTACACTAATTGCTTCAGCAGCAAAATTATATGATGTATCAGTAGTTAACATCTCATATGTTAATGTTGTATCAGAGAATGTTTGAGATTGGGTAATCAACTGAGCCGCGTCCATTGGAACGTTCTCAGAAACAACTACATCTGTACCACCAACAAATCCTGTAGCATCAGCTGCAGTACCAGTATCGATAACGTATGAATCTGGTTCTGGATTACTAATGATAAATTCACCATTTAAACCAGAAGTAGAAGTTGTGATAATGCCATTATAATCTCCATCAGCAACGTTAGAAATAATTACTGTTGAACCAGATGGCATGCCATGATTACGATGTGATACACGTACTTTAGACGAATCTAGTGTTGTTTTAAATGGATTTGCATCTAAAACAGCAGGAGGAAGAATATCATTAGTAAATGTTGCAATACCTTCTGTGTTTGTATTAAACTCAGCACGATATACTGTAAACTTCAAATCTTGTTCTTGGTTAGCAGTCCATGTAGAAGCGTTTTGTGATTTAAACAATACACCTGCATATGGTTGCTCAGAGATGAAACGATCTGTGCCGATATTCTTTTCACCAAGTTGTGAAATCCAAACACGATAGTTATTTGAATCAGATAGAAGAACGATACAATATTCAGTTTCGTCTTGTACATAAACTGGAGATTCAAATGTGAATGTAGTAGCTACTGTTGCATCATTTGAAGTTTCAATTTGATCTGGGTTTAATGTAACCTTAGAGAAAGGTAAAATACCTGGACCTGGGTAACCGTTTACAGATTCACGAATTTGTAAGTTAACTGGAATGTTTGCATCTTTAGTAGAGAAGAAGATATCAACTTTAGTTAAGAATGCACCGCCTTTAGAACCAATCATAATAGTTTGGGCAAGAGGGTCATACCAACCAGTGTCACGTACAATACGTTCAGGAGAGAAGATTTCTTGTGTACGTTGTTCTGATGCAGGACGTGTAACGATTTCTGAGTTACGTACAGCATTAACGGAACGTTGTTTAGTTTCTAATGTACCTTGCGCACGATATGTGCCGCGGCCTTGTGTTGTAAAGTCTTGACCGCCTGTTGTGCTATCGCTCAACTTAAATTCACGAACACCTGTACGGAAACGCATACTATCAGTATTTGGAATTGAGAATACACCTGCTAAGTTACCGTTAAAATTAGTTACTAAGTTTGCGCCTTGTACACTAGTAGCAATAGCTCCTGAACCTTGGATAATATATTCAGCTCCAGAGATAGAACCTTTAATGATATCTCCACCTTGGAATGTACCAGTTACGTTTAGAACATAAACACCTTCTGCACCAGTATCAGTAGTTTTTTCTTTTAATACTGCAACACCGCGGGCTGGAGATGTTACTTGTGAATTGTATGTTGTACCTCCACGAGTTTTAACGTAAATTACGTCACCCTTATTGAATGATACTTCTGGTTTACCACCAACTTGACGACCAATATCATTCGCAGCTGCACCAGCATTAGTCTCTGTATCAAACTCTAAAGAACCATTTTGTGTAATTGGAAGACGAGTAGCAGGAGTTACATATGCTTGAATTGATGCATCATCAAAGAATGGATTTAATTTTGTATTTGGTTTTAAACCACGACATACAAATAATAATTCACGAGCACGAATATATGGAATAACAGAAGTTTGAAGAACTTTATCTCCAACTACTTCATAATCAACTTTAGGCACAACAGATGTTGTAATACCTGAACGAGATTGTCCAACTGTAGTAGCTTGTGTTTGGAATGTTAATACACGAGCACCTGCCGCACCATTACCAAATGATGTTGCATCACCACCAATAGCACGAAGTTCGGCAGCAGTAAATGTACGACGATCCATCCAACGGCCAGCACCAAGACCATAGTTTGTACTATCGAAACCACGTGAAACGACTAAGCGATCAATATTACGTGTTTGACCTGTCCAAGTTGTTTGCCATGCATTCCACACTGTACCAAGAACACCTTGTTTTTCAAGTTGTGTTTGTACAGCCGAGAAGTTACCTTCTACGTTTGTGATGATATCTGGACGACGATCTGTTTCAAACCAATCATCAGATGGTGGATTTAATGACATTTGACCTAAGAACGTAAACACCGCGAATGGGTTTACGTTCTCTGTGCGTGAAGCAAATGGTTGAGAAATAAACTTAAGATGGCTATATGGCAATGAAATAATATCACCAGTTAATTGATAACCATCTGCTGTTCTATCTCCTGGAATTTGATTTTCTTCGACAAGATTTACGTTATCCATTGTGTAAAATGGACGTAATTCTTGAGCAGTCATATCAATAGAACAACGGTAATCAATAGATGCTACGTCTCCTAAATCTTGACCTTTAAAGTTATCAACAATAAAACCATTTTTGAATCGCTCTAAACCAACTTCATCTTTGATTGCAAGAGATTTTGTTTCATTTTCTAATAATGAAAGAGCAGTGTAATATTCTAAGTTTTCAATGCGTTTATCTAATTTACCGATATCACGCATTGTGTAACGCTTAGTATCAATAGTTTCAATTGTAACAGAACCATCACTTGGGAAAGCTGTATACGGAGATACGTTTAATTTAGCAAGCATCATTCCAAGTGCAGGATCTTTTGGTTCTTGCGGCGCAGTACTTGCTACGCCTGAAATAGTAAAGAATCTGCCTTCGATATCAAGAGCTAATTTATCGCGACGAGCTAGATAATGTGAATAGCTTGCAATTGTTTCAAATCCAAGTTTTGGTAATTCAGAAGGTGATGCACCTGTGCTGCTGTAACCTGTACCAGCATCATTAATACGTGGACGGAAATCCATTACGTCAGCAAGAGCAATCATTCCACCTGGAGGAGTGAAATATGGAATATTTTCAAATGGAATATCTGAATAAGAATCTACTGTGAAATAGTCACCAGCAGTACCAGTTGTATGATCGAAATAATCAAAAATTACACGAACAGCACCTTTTGGAACTGGATAACCAGGTTTACGTGTGATTGTGGCTACATCGTAATGAGTTTCACGTTGACCATTGTCAAATGTATACCAATCAGTGATATCAGTTGTTTCAGTTGGATCAGAAGATGCAGTAAATCCGCTATTCTTCATACGAATAGCAATGATGCGATAACCGTCAGCTTTTCCAAGCGATAAAGTTAATGGCTGAACTGCACCGATAGATGTAAAATCTTTAACAGCGTTGCTTACAAGTGTTTTCTTCTTTTCTTGAGCAATTGTACCAGCTTTACGCACTGGAGCAAATACTGTATATGAAGATGATTGTGCCAATCCTGTAATTTGTGCATCAGCGCCATTGTTGATTAAATTGATGGCAGTAGGATTAACTGGTCTACCAGTAGAACGATTAATTACAACAAATTCATTTTTATTAGCAGCTGGATTGAATTCAGTGCCAAGAGTTGTTGAACCTGATGCTGCTCCAATAGAAATAGTCAATGATGTTTGACCTGAAGAAGTAGAACCAGTAAACTTTTGAGTAGTTGTATATGATGTTGCAAATGTTGCATCATTATCACCACCACGAACTTTACGAATAAATGATTGCGCAAGAGGGAAAATTAATCCAGTAAAACTTGGATCTTGTACTTGTGTCATCACGCGTTGGAATGTTTTACCGGTAACAGTACCGCTAAACGATGTTGTAATCGCAAGAGTTGTGTTATTAGTAATAGAAGTAACTCTGCGAGTTTCTAATGCTCCAGCAGAATCTTCTACACGAATGTAATCACCAACCTTTAACTCAGTTGTGAATTTCGAACCAACACCAGTCACCGTTGTAGATGAGGCACTAATTGTGCCACTTAATGGAACATAGATTTGAGAAACATCAGCCACAAAGTTGCTTAATGTTGTTCCTGAATCATAATATAATTGTTTTACGTCACGTTCAAATGTATATCCTTCTTCCATTTGAAGATCGAACAAATATGCTCTATAAACCGCAGACGCGCCTGGTGTACCAGAATCATATTCGAATGCACGAAGGCGCGCTGTACCAATAGCATTACCGGCACCAGAAGCTTGAGAATTTGTAGATGGAGTTAATTGATCATATAGCGTAACTAGTGGATATGTTGTACAATCTGGTACACCATATACGTTTGAAACATAAATGAAGTTACCATATTTGATATCAATAGAATCGCTGTCGATACGTACATATTCACGTGATTTAGGAACTTGTAAAAATTCAGTTGCAATTTTCTCAATTTCATAACCTTGAACATAGCCTTTACCAGGTTCAATAGCAACTGCGAATGAAGATTCTGAACCACCATTTTCTGGCGCTTTATATCCACGATTAAATGAAGGGCGAGGAGTATAATTCCAATCCATGTTACTATCAGAATAGATTTGATATGGATTAGTTGCAGAAAATGTAGTAGCTGGTTCAATCGTACCAGACGTAGCTGTTTCCATAGCAGTGAAATAATTCTCACCACTCTTTACGACATCGCCTAAACGATATTCTGTAAATGCTTGCCATGGACCACGATCGTTATTACGATGTTCGCGAATAGCTAATTTAAAAGGACGAACTGTATAGTTACCAGATTCATCAAATGTACGACGCGCTAGTGTTTTAGCTAGTTCAGAATATGTAGATGTTTCTACTTTACTTTTTAGTTCTCCGCCTTCAATGCGCAATAATTCAATAAAGTTTTCGTCTAGCTCGGATTCTAGAGTTAGTTTGGCGAATGTTAATAATAGTTGATAGCGATGTGCTCCAGGAGCATTTTCGTTTGGTGAACCGTTCGCATTATCATTTAATGAAGAATCTGAATTAGATGTTACAATATTTTCAGTCGCAAGCAAACCTACTCTATATGTCGGAGTATTGCTATATTTTGCAAGAATAATTGTTGCAGATTCAACTTGAACAAATTGGCTCTTAATAAAATAAATGCCAGATTCGATAGAAGCAATCGAACCCAAACCAACAGGAGTATTAACGAGCGGAAGAATTTGGAGAGTGTATTCTTCATTGTCAATAGTGGCTGTTAATAATTCTTCTGCAGAAAATGTTTTTGTTTCTTCGTCGTCAGAAGATGAAACATATCTAACAAATAATGTAATTGGATCTGTATCTTCTTCAGTTGCATACGTAAGAATTTGAGCTTTAACACCGCTAGCTCCAGTAATAGTTTTACCTACTAAATCAGGAAGAATAGTGTCAATTTCTACACCATTCGTTTCTGATGCAATTTTTAAATATACAATTTTTGTGTCAATCGCAGTTTGACCTGGAATGACCATCGAACCTTCTTTAAATAGGTGTAAACCTAAACGTTCGATTTGCGTTTGTAAATAAGTTTGTAATTGATTTAACTCTCGTACCTGCAATGAAACGCCTGGACGAAACAACATACGAAGATACTTCTTCGTTTCATCGTAATCGTCATGATAAGGAGCTTGTGAAAAAATCTTCAGTGACATGTTTTTGCCTTTGTGTTATAGCTCTAAAACTAATTTAATATCTTCTGTTTGGTTTTCATTACGAGTAACAGGAGAAATGTTTTCAATATACAATACTTGACCACTATTTAAATCAATCTCTGGTTCTGTAATAGTATCTAATGTTGCGCTTACTGAACCAACTTCAATTGATTCTGCAACATCAAATGCTGTAAATCCTGTGCCAATATTTTGGTGTACTAAAATGAATCCAGTACCAACTGAATCAATGATAGCTTCTGCTCCAGATGTTGCGCCAATTAATGTATCGCCCACTTCAAATACACCACCGACTAAATCTGAGAATTCTAATTTAGTACAAGCTAAATATGTTGTAGATTCACCAATCTCATCTGTTGTACTATCTATAGGGTTACGCAAGATACCAATTTGACGGAAACCATTATCAATAATAAAATCTCCAGAACCTTCATCACCAGCTAAGGTAGATGTAATCATTGCATAATAACCACCAAGTTCTTGAATTGGATCTGAACCGTGGCCACCATTTGGAGTAATAATTGGACGTGCGGTTGCAACCGTTGTAGGACCACCACCAGTGAATACAACTTTTGCTTGTGAATAATCTTGACCAACGTTTGTAGATTTTACTAAAATTTGTGTGATAACTCCGCCGCTCAATGTAATATCATCAGCTTGTACTACACAACCAGTTCCATTGCCTTCGATTGTTACAGTTGGCTTTGATTGATAACCTGTACCGCCATTAATAACTTTGATTCTCCAAATAGCTCCAGAAATAGCTGCTTGTTGTATGTCCCACTGATATGTTAAATCATCAGTAGCTAAAGTCTTTACTGGAATAAATTGAGAAGTTGTAAATGTTCCAATCGCTGAACCAGTCAACGTAAACATATATTTCCATTGATATCCATCTGCTAAAACTTCACCAATTGTCAAATCTGTACCTGTAGGTTTGACAACAGATGCACCTGCACCTGCTTTAATACACTTATAAACACTTAAGTCATCTTCTGTATAAACATAAAAACGTTTAGTAGTTAATGCGTCATCTTGATCATCAAATTCAGAATATGTTTGACCTGAAGTCCAATTATAACGTGGAATCACGTGACTAATTTTTGGAGCAGTAATAAGTTTGAGAGAAAGCATATTATAGCGAGCGTCAATTTCTTGTTGAACGCTATCTTCTGGTAATGGAGGATTATCGTCGTCGGACCAAGCTTCAGTGCGGCCAATGAAAAGATAATATTTGTCATCTGTTTGTGAACCATTTCCGCCCATAGCGTTAATTAGATTCACTGCTGTTTGATAACGAAATTTTGTAGTGATGATTGCTGACATTTTATGTCCTTATTATGTACTTTAACTATTTATATGCTCAGGATACTGTTATTTCAGAACCTGGTAATACGTTGAATCCATTACCATCTTTAGCGTCTTTCAATGTAAATTGCATATACGCATTGATTGGCTGATCGATGATAAACTTAATTTTATCTAATAAACTAAATGAAGGCCCAAATTTTGCTCCAATTGAGAAATAAGTAGTTTCTAAAAATGAATCTATTTCTACAACTGTAGTAGTTGCTTTTACAACTGCTAATCTAATTGGAATTACTCTATCATAACTTGTAAATCTACTTCCAGGTTGAAGTTTAGGAGATTTTAATCTTTTAACTTCTGCTTGACTTACTACTGTTACTTTACCAAATAATGCAAAACCTGAAGGATGTAACATCTTTCTAACAGCAGCTTGCCATTGTTCATATGGCTTTCTTGTTTTAATTACATATGAATAATCTTGATAATAATAACTATCTTGAATGTAGTTATAATC